CGGACAGAGTGTCCGCCACTGCCCAAAGGGCAGGGACTGAAACTCTGATTCCAGTGATTGCGCCACAGCACAGGTGCCTCCGATATGGGTTAGGTGGTAGGCGAGTGCGCTGTATTGCATTGCCTCTTGCCAGTGCAAGCATGGTGCGACCATGCCTACACTGCTGGCTCTGGCAGAGCCTGCATGTGCAGGGTGCCAGCGAGATACTTAACGGGAGTCCCCAGATTGGCTCCCTTGCGGGAGTCGTTTCCGTCAGTATCTAGCGACAGTGACGTCTGGTCGGGCCGTATTGCATCGGTGATCGTTGACTGAGACAGGGACTTGACTTTGACTTAACCTGACATCGAATCCAGCACAACTTGGGACACATGCTATCACCCCAAATTTAAACATGCAACTGTTTGTGCAACTGTTTGATTTTGTTCGCATAATTTTGTGGTCGGTTCGGGATTGGGTTGCCGATTTCGATCCCCTTTTTTGGCCACCTTTTTGGGCGGGTTTCGGGCCGGTTCATAGGGCAGATTGATGCGGCTCAGAGGGACGGCAGAGTTCATGTGTGCGGACGTTTAAACAGCGAAGCGGAACAGGCCGATGCCGTTCTTCTTCATCCTTCCCATGTAGATCAAAGGAAGGTAAGAGACAGAGCCCAGCAGATCAATCAGATCACCGTAAATGCGAACGGTTGACGATGACGATTGCATGTGAGAGAACTGACACATGCACCGCTGAAGGTGCAGCGTTTAAACAATGAGGGTCTTATGATGGATAACACGCAACCAAGCCTGACGGATGACGTTCACAGCAGCAGCACTGACGAGAACAATGCAAACGCGGGAGACCTTAGCGAAGCGATGCGGGCTGCGGCTCTGTCAGTAGTGCCAAAGGTGCATCCATATACAAATAAACCCAGAGGAACTGTAACGCTTCCCTCTAAGAGGATCACTGCCAAGATGCGGAGCTTCGCCGCACTGGTGGCAAAAGGGGAAAGTCCGAGGGAAGCATACCGTCAGGCATATAACGTCACGACGAATAAGGAACACACGCTGGCGGCTAATGCCAGTCGGCTGATGAGGGACGAGAGGGTGATAGCATTAACCCAGTCGGTCTGGGAGGCTGCAAAAGAAAACCTTATTGATGACGTTGTAGCGGGTAGACGGTTCATCATGAAGGAGCTGCAAGGCCATGCAGCCAATGACAAAGTTGCACCAGCAGTGCGTATCAAAGCACTGGAGTTGATGGGCCGTGCCTTCTCGATGTTCACTGACAAGGTAGAGCAGCGCACAGAGGAAGTCTCACCCGAGAAGCTGAAGGCAGAGCTACAGTCCTCCCTTGCCCTGCTCGACAATGTAACTCCACTGCGCCGTAGCAGTAAGGACAGTGCCTAATCTAGGCACCTTGTTTCCCTCTGACAGCAGGGGGGATGGAACTTACCACCATCTCCCAGCCGTCACCCCCCATACCGGCACCCCCACGAAACTGGGTCGCACCCCTCGCCTCCGTATACGCATTACTCCACACATCCCATTACCTCATACAAGTAAGTGTTCTCATGGGGGGGTGCCTTTTTTTCTCCAAGTGCTTGACCGTTTAAATGTTCCCACAGAAAATGGGATCACTTGTTCGTAGGAGTCCCACCCCCCGGGGGGTATATTTTTTTGAAAAATTTTTTCTGGAGCGGTAATGACTAAAAGGCAGGGGATGCTGCTGGAGTTCATCCGGCAATACATCAATGTCCATGGGTTCCCGCCATCGTTTGATGACATTGCGAAGGGATTGCAGTTGCGGAGCCGGAGTAATGTCCACCGGATGGTTCATAGTCTCCGGAAGGAAGGGAAGCTGAATCTGAAGGCGAAGAAGTTCCGGAGTATCCAGTTGCTGGATAAGACCGTGGATCAGGTTAATGCCCTGTAAGGACATCTGAGTGATCCTGTCCAAGGAGGAGTTGGAGCAATACACCAAACTTCTGGATGTTCTGCCGGATAAGTCCGCAGAGCATAAGAAGGTTTGGCAGTTGCTGCAGCTTCACCAGACAGATGTCTGCAAGGAGAGGTTCCTCCCGTATGTGAAGAGGATGTGGCCGGGGTTTATTGCCGGTAGGCATCATCAGATCATGGGGGAAGCCTTTGAGAGGGTTGCCCGGGGTGAGTTGAAGCGGTTGATCATCAACATGGCTCCGCGTCATACCAAGTCGGAGTTTGCTTCCTACCTGCTCCCGAGCTGGTTCTTGGGCCTGTATCCGGAGAAGAAGATCATCCAGACCGCCCACACTGCAGAGCTTGCGGTGGGCTTTGGCCGGAAGGTCAGGAACTTGGTGGATTCCACTGATTACCAGTCGATCTTCAGCACCAAGCTGTCTTCCGACTCAAAGGCGGCGGGAAGATGGAACACCAGTAAGGGTGGTGATTACTTCGCTATCGGTGTTGGCGGTGCGGTGACCGGTAAGGGTGCCGATCTGCTGATCATAGATGACCCCCATTCCGAGCAGGAAGCCACCCAAGGCGCTACCGACCCCGGGGTGTATGACAAGGTATACGAATGGTATACATCGGGCCCCCGGCAGCGTTTACAGCCCGGTGGGGCTATTGTGATTGTGATGACCCGTTGGGCGAAGAGAGACCTGACGGGACAGATTTTGAGCAGGTCTGCAGTTCGTGATACCAACGAATGGGAAGTGATTGAGTTCCCGGCCATCATGCCTTCCGGCAATCCGTTGTGGCCGGAATTCTGGAATCGGGAAGAGCTGGAGGCGGTCAAGGAGGAGATTTCAGTCTCCAAATGGAACGCCCAGTATATGCAGAACCCCACCTCGGAAGAGGGGGCTATCGTTAAGCGGGATATGTGGCGCATCTGGCGGGAAGACAGGGCTCCGCAATGCAAATATGTCATCCAGTCTTGGGATACCGCATTCGAGAAGCACAACCGGGCGGACTACTCGGCCTGCACCACTTGGGGTGTCTTTGATACCGTCAACGATGATGGGAAGGAAATAGCCAACATCATGCTGTTGGACGCCTTCAAGGACAGGATGGAGTTCCCCACCCTGAAGAAGACCGTCTACGAGATGTGGAAGGAATGGAACCCGGACACCCTCCTGATCGAGAAGAAGGCCGCTGGTGCCCCTCTGGTCTATGAGATGAGGAAGATGGGTATCCCCATATCGGAATACACCCCGACCCGGGGTTCAGATAAGATTGCCCGCGTGAACGCCATATCGGATATGTTCGCATCCGGTCTTGTATGGTGTCCCGACAGGCGGTGGGCAGAAGAGGTTGTCGAGGAGCTGGCTGAATTTCCAAATGGCGATCATGACGACCTTGTTGACTCTTCGAGTCAGGCCCTCCTGAGATTCCGCCAAGGCGGATTTATTGTTGCGCCGACAGATGAACAAGAAACCATCTATCAGCGCAGAAAGGTTAGGTATTACTGATGGATATCGTCAAACCGCTTGAGCCCGCAATGCAGCCTCCGATGAACGAGTTGGAGATCGAGATCGAGATGGCACCGGATGAAGAGCCGACCATTGAGGTTGAGTTCAAGCCCGTCACCTTCGCGGACAACCTGCTCGAAGAGATTGATCCTCGTGAGACGCAAGCCATCTCCTCCGCCATTCTGGAACACATCAAGAACGACCTGAACTCCCGCGCTGACTGGGAGAAGGCTTACTCCGAAGGCATCAAGCTCCTCGGCCTGAAGATCGAGCAGCGGACTGAGCCATGGGACGGTGCCTGCGGTGTGTTCCACCCCCTCCTTGCGGAAGCGGTGGTCAAGTTCCAATCAGAGATGATCCTCTCCACCTTCCCCGCCTCCGGCCCGGTCAAGACCCAGATCATCGGTAAACTCTCCCGCGAAAAGGAAGAGGCCGCTGCGAGGGTCAGCGAAGACATGAACTACCGGCTGACCGACCAGATGCCGGAATACCGCTCCGAACATGAGCGCCTGCTGTGGACGGTTCCCTTGGCGGGCTCCGCCTTCAAGAAGGTTTACTTCGACCCGAACCTGAATCGTCAGGTTTCGATGTTCGTGCCGCCGGATGACATCATTGTTCCCTACGGCGCTTCCGACCTGATCACCACCCCCCGGGTTACCCACCGGATGCGGAAGACCCAGAACGAGGTCATCAAGCTGATGTCCAGCGGCTTTTACGAGGACATCGACCCGCTGCCGCAGCCCCAGCAAATCAAAAGCTCCATTCAGGAGAAGCAGGACAAGGAAAGTGGTCTGGTCTCCATCAATGATGACCGATACACCATCCTTGAGTGCCACTGCGAACTCGACATCCCCGGCTTTGAAGACCTCGATGAGGACGGCAATCCGACCGGCATCAAGCTGCCCTACGTCATCACCATGTTCTCGTCCGGCGAGATGCTGGCGATCCGGCGCAACTACCTTGAGGATGACCCGTTTAAACATCGCAGGGATCACTTCGTTCATTACCCCTACATCCCGGGCTTTGGCTTCTACGGTTTTGGCCTGATCCATCTGGTCGGCGGCTTTGCGGACTCCGCGACGTCCCTGCTGCGCCAGTTGGTAGACGCCGGAACCCTGTCCAACCTCCCGGGCGGCTTCAAATCGAAGGATATGCGGGTCAAGAACGATGACACCCCCATCGCCCCGGGCGAATTCAGGGATGTGGACGTTGTTGGCGCGACGATCCGTGACTCGATTGTCCCGCTGCCCTACAAAGACCCCTCGGCAACCCTCTACAACCTGATGAACACCATCGTTGAGGAGGGTCGGCGCTTCGCTTCGGTCGCAGACCTGAAGGTTGCCGATATGTCGGCCAATTCACCGGTGGGAACCACCCTTGCCATCCTCGAACGCAACCTGAAAGTGATGTCTGCGGTGCAGGCAAGGATGCACTCGGCTATGCGTCAGGAGTTTAAACTGCTTGCAGCCATCATCCGGGACTACACGCCCCCGGAATATGACTACGATTCCGATGGCCCGCGCCGTGCCAAGCAGTCCGACTACGATATGGTCGAGGTAATCCCGGTTTCCGACCCGAACGCGACCACAATGGCGCAAAAAGTGGTGCAATATCAGGCCGCTTTGCAGTTGGCACAGGGTGCGCCCGAGCTTTACGACCTTCCGCACCTCCACCGGCAGATGCTGGGGGTTCTCGGCATCCAAAATGTGCAGAAAATCCTGCCTTTGAAGGATGAATTCAAGCCAAAAGACCCCGTTTCCGAGAATATGGACGTCATCACCATGAAACCGGTGAAGGCTTTCAACTTCCAAGACCATGAAGCGCACATTCGGGTTCACATGGCGGCGATGCAAGACCCGAAAATCCAGATGTTGATGGGTCAAAGCCCTCAAGCGCAGAACATGCAGTCGGCAATGATGGCTCACATGAACGAGCATATCGCCTTCCAATACCGCATCGAGATCGAAAAGATGCTTGGTGCACCACTCCCGCCGGAAGAGGAGCAGTTGCCGCCGGAGATCGAGGTTGCTCTGTCTCGTGCGGTCGCCGCTGCCGCAGAAAAACTGCTGCAGAAGGACTCCGCAGAAGCTCAACAGATGAAGAATCAGCAGCAGATGCAAGACCCACTGCTCCAGATTCAGATGCGAGAGCTGGACTTGAAGGAGAAGGAGTTCCAGCACAAGCAGGCCATGGACAACGAGAAGCTGACCATGGACAAGGAAGAGCAAGCCTTGAAGGATGCGCGAGAGAACAAGCGCATCGACACCCAAGCTGGCGTTGCCGGTGCAAACATCGGCGCGAGAAAGTCCGACAACGCTGCGAAGATTGCCAATCAACAACTGCTGAAAGGAGTGGAACTTGGACTTAGCCGAGTACCTGCACAAGGAACTCAAAAGCCAACAAGCCGCCCTAGCTGATTCACTGGCTCACGGTGCTGCGAAGGAATACGCGCAGTATCGTGAGATTGTGGGTGAGATTAAGGGCATCAATCGAGCCATCAAAATGATAGAGGAACTGCCGCGTGAGTGAAGAAAAAGACCTGAAAATGCCTGATCCGACTGGTTATCGCATCCTCATTGCGATCCCCAAGCTCGAAGACAAGTTCGAGAACAGCCAGATTGTCAGGCCGGAAAACTACGCAAAAAAGGAAGAGATGGCCTCGGTCGTTGGTCTCGTGGTCAAGCTCGGCCCCCTCGCCTACAAGGACGAGGAGAAGTTCCCAGATGGCCCGTGGTGCAAAGAAGGTGACTTCATCATGATGCGTTCGTATTCCGGTACGCGCTTCAAGATTGCAAGCAAGACCGGAGAGCAGGAATTCCGGCTTATAAATGACGACACCGTTGAGGCTGTCGTTGCCGATCCGAGAGGTATCACTCGTGCGTAAGGAGCAAAAATGAGCGAAGAGCAACAAGAGAAGAACTACGAAATTGTCGATGACCTGCCGCCGAATCAGGCGGAAGCCGAAGGCGAAAAGCCCGAGGTTGAAGTTGTCGATGACACCCCAGAGGCTGACCGTGGCCGGAAGAAAGGTGCCCCTGTCGATGTTCCTGATGACGAGATCGCGCAGTATGGCGAGAGCGTCCAGAAGCGAATCAAAGACCTGCGCCGCGCCTACCACGACGAGCGCCGGGAAAAGGAACGCGCCTTCCGTGAGCAACAGGAAGCTGTCCGGTTCGCCAAGAGCGTAGCCGAACAGAACCGCCTGCTGCAGGAGCGCCTCTCCAGTGGTGAAGAGGTCTATGTTGCGGCCCGCAAGACCGGCGTTGACGCACAACTCACCTCAGCAGAGAACGACTACAAATCTGCTCATGAGTCCGGTGACGTCGAGCGCATGGTTGACGCTCAGAAGCGAATCGCCAAGCTCTCCGTCGAGCAACGGGAAGTCGAAAACTACAAACCGCAATTCCAGAAGCCTTTACAGGATCAACAGGATGCGGTAGAAACAATTCCAGAGGTCGTCCCCGATGATCGCACCCGTCGGTGGGTAGAGAGCAATAAGTGGTTCGATACAGACCCTGTTATGCGCGGTGCTGCATTAGGTCTTCATGACGAGGTGGTGTCCAAAGGATACCAAGCTGGTTCTGAAGCCTACTTCGAGCAGATTGATGCTCGCATTCGGGAAGCCTTCCCGCAAAAGTTCGGCCAGACAAAGCGGCCTGCGACTGTGGTGGCATCTGCTACTCGAACGGAACAGCCTACCAATAAGGTTCGGTTGACCATGAGTCAGGTCTCGTTGGCAAAGAGACTCGGCATCCCGTTGGAGAAATACGCACAATACGCCTCACAAGCTCAAAAGGAGCAATAAAATGTCTGACAGAACCAACCGTGATCAAGAAACACGCGAAAACACTGGCCGGAAACGGGTATGGGCACCGCCCACACTGCTTCCTACGCCAAAAAGCCAAGACGGTTATTCGTTCCGTTACATCAGAACTGCCATCGCTGGTCAGGCTGATCACAAGAACGTGGCCGCAAAGCATTCGGAAGGATGGGAGCCGGTGCGAATCGAAGACCATCCGGAACTACAGGCGTTTGGAAAAACGACTGGGAACTTGGAAATTGGTGGTTTGATGCTCTGCAAGACGCCGAGTGAAATGGTTGACCAACGGAATGCGTATTACACCGATGTCACCCGTAAGCAGGCTCAGGCAGTAGACGCAAACCTTATGAGAGAAAACGACCCACGGATGCCCATTTTCAGCGAGAAGTCTTCAACGACATCGCGGAGTAGCCGGGGTTAATTTAGGAGTATAAACAATGGCATATCCGACTATCGACAAGCCGTATGGCTTGAAGCCGGTCAACCTGATTGGTGGTCAGGTGTACGCCGGTTCTACCCGTCTGATGGCAATCGCCAGTGCTGAAGGCACCTCGATTTTCTTCGGGGATGCAGTCAAACTGACGGGTGGCTACATCACTCGTGATCCGGCTGACTCGGCAATGACGCCCGTGGGCATTTTCATGGGCTGCACCTACACCGATCCGAACAGCAACCAGAAAGTGTTCAAGCAGTATTTCCCTGCTGGCACCGTGGCTGCTGACATCAAAGCCTACGTTGTTGATGACTACGATGCGATCTTCAAAGTCGCAGTGGTTTCGAGTGGCACCACGATGAGTGGCGTGACTCAAGCTGCTGTTGGCTTCAACGCCGCTCTGGTTGACAACACTGGCTCCACCATCACCGGTGACTCTCTGGTCGCCATTTCCGCGACCGCCGCGACCAACGGCGCACTGCCCGTTCGTATCGTTGACGTTGTTCCTGACACTGCGAATTCGCTGGGTTCCTACACGGAAGTTCTCGTGAAATGGAACTTCGGTATGCACCAGTATCAGAACGCCGTTGGCGTATAAGGAGAATAAACCATGGCAATTTCACGTTCCCAGCTACTCAAAGAGCTTCTCCCCGGTCTGAATGCCTTGTTCGGCATGAGCTACGAGACCTACGGCGAAGAACACAAAGAGATTTTCGAGACCGAAACCTCCGAGCGTTCCTTCGAGGAAGAGCAGAAGCTCTCCGGCTTCAGCGCCGCCCCTGTCAAAAACGAGGGCAACGCTATCGCCTACGACAACGCGCAGGAAGCATGGACTGCTCGTTACAACCACGAAACCATCGCGCTTGGCTTCTCGATCACCGAAGAGGCGGTCGAGGACAACCTGTACGACACCCTGTCGGCCCGGTATACGAAAGCTCTGGCTCGCGCCATGGCTTACACCAAGCAGGTCAAGGGCGCGAACATCCTCAACAACGGCTTTTCGTCCTCTTACAAAGGTGGCGATGGTGTTGAATTGTTCTCGACCGCACACCCGCTGGTTTCCGGTGGCACCAACAGCAACGAGCCCGCCACCGCTGCCGACCTGAATGAGACCTCGCTTGAGGCCGCTGTCATTCAGATCGCTGGCTGGACGGATGAGCGCGGTCTGCTGATTGCGGCTAAACCCCGCAAGCTGATCGTTCCCCCGAACCTGATGTTCGTTGCGACCCGCCTGCTCGAAACCGAGCTGCGTGTTGGCACCAACAACAACGACATCAACGCTCTGAAGAACAACGGCTCGATCCCGGGTGGTTACACCGTCAATCACTACCTGACGGACACCAATGCTTGGTTCCTGACGACCGACGTTCCGAACGGCATGAAGCACTTCGTCCGCACCCCGCTGGCAAACAGCATGGACGGCGACTTCGACACCGGCAACGTCCGTTACAAGGCTCGTGAGCGTTACAGCTTCGGCTGGAGCGATCCGCTGGGCATGTACGGTAGCCCGGGCGCTTAATACCCGGCACTGGAAAGGGCCTCTTCGGAGGCCCTTTTCTTTTGCCTATCTATCTGATATAAAGACTGTAGACCCCAGATTTCACTCGTATCGACTGGCTGGGCAGACTTGTTAGAGACGATACGGGGATGTGCTAACACACG